TAAAGTGTCCCAATAATTATTAATCAACCGTTACCATACCGGGTTATGATGCAAGAGGGGATAAAAACAGGGCCTTTGAGATACATAACGCCACGACAATTGGAGTTGCTCTCGTTATCGCTGAATTACTGTTTTGGTTCTTTGTCGGTTTCGGATTATTAAAATTGAGAAAAAAACGCAAAAAAGAGTGGGAATCAGCCTTTAATACTCAAAAATAGTTAAAAAACAGAACGGTAGTCGATAGTTTATGCCCTCTTGGTGGCCGTTTAGTAAAAAGCAGATTGTTGCCTCGCAAGTTGATGTTCGCGTTGGCACAAGTGTTCCTTTCAGTGTAGCCGCAGGTTTACCTAACATAATGAAGGAAACTGAAAAGTTTCAAAGCGATAGTAACTACGACAATGAATGGGAGTTATTTGACAACATGGTAAAGTTAGACCCCGAATTAAACGGGGCAGTAAGAAGTGTTGCCCTTACAGGTAATAACTACTTCATAGATTACAAGCGAGCAAAAAATCAAAAAATCCGCAACGGTATCAAAATGCTTGTTGAAACAGTGGACTTTGATGATATACTAATCAATGCTATGCGTAACCTAATGGTTTATGGCAACGACATCAACAAACTTGTTGGTAAAGCAGGTATCGGTATTACCGATGTGCAAAGTTTACCGATAAAACAAATGACAATCGTTGATGAAAGGGGCGGGCCAACAGGTATGCCATTCCATGCAGACGAATACTCATACATTATGAGCAATGAGTTTTACATTCTTCGTGAAGGTCAATACAGTCAATCAGTATTCCCAAGAAGTGAAATTATCCACTTTAGAATAGATTATCGTAGTAATTGGTTTGAAGATACTAAGACTCGTCAAACTTACGGTGTATGGGGCGCATCCCGATTTTCGTCACTAAAGCAAGCAATCCGTGTAAAGTATAACAGTATGAATAACCGTATTGCTCTTGAAGATGCACTAACAAAGCAATTTATCACAATCGACAAATCCGCTATCGAACATATTACAGACCCCGATGAACAAGCAGAAAGGCTTGGTAAAATTATGGATGAAGTAATTACACTGTTTGAAGGTTTGCGTGGCGACCAAATGCCTATCCTACCAAGTTATGTGGAATTGCACCATGTCGATTTGAATAATACTGTTCCCGATAACTCCGGCTTCCTTGATATGGTCGGTAGCAACATAGCGGCAGTATTGCATGTTCCAAGAGTAGCGGCAGGTCAAGAGCGTGGCTCAACCTTTGCGGCTACTTACAATGCGAATATGTGGGCTAATACCGCTATTCGCAGACTACAATATGTTGTAAGACAAGAAGTTATGAAGTTGTTTTCAAAGCATCTTGAGTTACTTGGTATTGAGCATACAATGGCAGACTTACCGGCATTTGACTTTGAGCCGGTTGCCGAAGAATCTCCGTTAGATTTAGCAAAGAGAGCCGTGATGGGTTACACTTCCGGCATACTAACGCTAAATCAATCCTTAGACATTATGGGGCTACCACAAGAAAAAAGTGGCAACATACGCAACAAAGATGGGGATAATACAAATATCGGAGAGTTACCAAGAACCAATGAACAAGAGGGGATGAAAAATGACGAAGAATAAAAAGAACGGTCATTCATTTAATGACAAAATGGTAAAGCGTACAGTAATACCTGCAATCTATCTATGGCTTATGGCTTGTGGTGCAGTAGTAGGTATGGGTATTTGGAAACCCGATGTAGTTTTAATGAATCTTGATGGATTTATCGCACTTATCGCTATCATTGGTGGTGTAGCCGCCCCTGCATTACAAACCGTACTTCGTATGTGGGAGTCAGAACAGACTCAAGAGGTTGATAACATTCCAACTGAATTAAAGCATGACCGTGACCGTGATGCGGCATACAAAGAGCATACCATAGAGTTAGAAAAACTACAACAAAAGCATGAACAGACTATGGCTAAGTCTGCACAAGACCATAATCAAGAAATGGATAGAATAAAAAATAGTTGTATAGATACTTCCAAATTACCCAAACCTGATTCAGAAGTATTAAAGAAAAAGAAGTGATGGTATGTCGTCTGCCCCCGATATTCAAGCATCACTTGAAAATGCTGATGAGATAGCCGAATTAACAGGTCGTTCTAAATCAGATATTATCGCAGACCTTCTTGATGATGGAAAACTCAATAATAGTAATGCCATAAAAGAAAATACTACGGCACTTGACAAAGCAACCGAAATGGCAGGTAAAACACATAAGTTACTAACTGCTATTATCCCTATTCTAATTTTATTGGCTGGTTCCGGTCTTGAGTTAGGAGGTATTATTGATTTAACCCCTGCTGGTGATGAAGGAGATGGTGATTGGGCTTGGCAAGACGACGAACCATACGAAGATGTCTATTGGGGTTGCACAGATTGGGATGCGATAAACTACGATGATTGGGCTAATGAAGATGATGGTTCATGTTATTATGAAGAAGAGGTTTGGGGATGCACTAATGATGCGGCTTCTAACTATGACTCTAATGCTACACATGATGATGGTTCTTGTAATCCCGCAGATGAAGAAGTTTGGGGTTGCACAGATTCCAATGCCACTAACTATAACAGTACGGCAACAAGTGACGATGGTTCATGCGAATATGAAGAACCCGAAAATAATTGCACAGGTTCCCTTTACAATCCCGAAGTTAAATTAGAGTTATACAATAATACTACTGATATGCAGATTTATTGGGATGCAGATTGGTCTTGTGAAGAGCAACAGTATATCGAAGTCGATATTTACATTGTATGGACTGATAACCAAACAATGTATTTCAATACTTATGCTGGTTACAACATAACAGGCGACGCAATTGATAGAAAGGTATTCACAAAACCAAACATACCTACAAATCAATCATTTGATGTGCATTTATCCTTATGGGTTGATGTTGACGGGTGGCGAAGGGATGCAGAATACATAGAAACAGAAATCAAAACATAAGGGGTCGTAGTTTAGCGGAAAAACGCTTGGTTTGCAACCATGATACCGCAGGTTCAAATCCTGCCGACTCCATTATTTTTATTAATCAGCCCATGAATCGCTTTATCCATGCCTACTCCTAGTTATGAAGATTGGGAAGAAGAAAATGTCAGTGCGGCAGAATACCAAGGGCGTAAAGTTACTCTTAACAAACCATTCCGAACACCTAATGAAAAAAAGAAGTTTGGAGTCTATACCACTAATAGTAGCGGTAAAGTAATTATTGTAAGGTTTGGCGACCCTAACATGGAAATTAAGCGTGACGACCCTAAAAGACGCAAAGCATTCCGTGACAGACATGATTGTGCAAATAAAAAAGACCGTACAACACCCGGATATTGGTCTTGCCGTCAATGGAGAAGTAGTCCTGTTGAAGCGGTACATATGAAAAAAATCTATTCCGATAAAGATTCTTCAACCCCTGCGCCACCAAAAGATAGGCGCAAAGGCTCTAATAAAAATCCAAAAGATTCAGCAAAAGACTCTAAAGGCGGAGTTACTTTTTCCGAATCAGTAACTAAGTCTTTGAAAACAAAAGTTAGTGAGCATAACAAAAAAAGTGAAAAGAAAGTTACACTTGGTATGCTAAAGGCAGTATATCGCCGTGGTGCTGGTGCTTTTTCCACATCTCACCGACCCGGTGTTTCAAGAGCCGCATGGTCTATGGCAAGAGTAAACGCATTCCTAAAGTTAGTTAGAAGCGGTAAACCATCTAATCCTAAATATGTTCAAGACAATGATTTGCTACCAAGCAATCACGGCAGAAAGTCAAAGAAGGCTTCCGAAGAAGGTTGTGGTTGTGGCGGAGGTTGTGGTGGAGGAACCGTTGAAGCAAAGATGATTCGCAAAGATGTATTCGATAATCCGACTGAAGCCATGAGTCGTGCAAAAGAAATGGGTCTTGATGGTATTCATTCACATGAAGAAGATGGCAAGAAAGTTTTTATGCCCGGTAAAACCCATGAAGAATACATGAGTAAAAACAAAGGTAAGGATATACCGGAAAA